AAAGATAGCTGATAGTGCGGTTACTTCAGCTAAAATCGTCGATGGCACAATTGTCAATGCCGACATCAACGCTAGTGCAGCTATTGCTGGTTCTAAGCTGGCTGATAGTAGCGTCGATCTAGATAAGATTGTTGATGCTGATGTTGTTGAAAGCAGTGGTTATTCTACTAGCTGGGCTTCTGATGACACTAAGATTGCCACTGTAGGCTCATTAGCTGCACGGCATGATCTTGTTGTCAACACAGATGTAAATCCTCCTAGTACTGCTCAAACAGGTAAACAGTGGCTTAGTACTGCACCTGGTAACCAAGTCCACAAGATTTACGATGGTAGTGGTTGGCGTACTGTTGCTGTTGGTCAGCCATACACTCCTGCAACTACAACTGTTGTTCGTTATGTGGATGTCACTAACGGTAGTGATGCTTCTGACGTAACAGGTTTTCTACCTCAAGCACCACTTCAATCAATTGGTCGTGCACTGACACTTGTCAACGCATCTGGTACTGGTGATGGAACTTTAATTAAAGTGGCTCCTGGTGTATATCAAGAGACACTACCACTACGTATCAAGAAGAACAACATCTCGATTGTTGGTGAGTCATTACGTAGTTGTTTTGTGCATCCTACGGTTGTAACTGAAAACAATGACATGTTTGAGGTTGATAGTGGGTCTTATATTTCAAACCTCACCCTGCTTGGTCTTAAGGTACCTACATCTGACCAAGGTTCGCGTAACAACAGCCTTGACAACGATGCAACGTATGGTTTACCTAGCAACCAACCGTTCTCTGTCAGGTTCCGTACTGATGTTCAACCTGTCATCCTGAAGAGCCCGTACATTCAAAACTGTACACACTTCAGTGATGCACACTTTGATAACGCTAACTTCGATCCAAATAGCTTCCCATCAACTGATAGTCAAACATATAGTGCTGTAGCAGGTGACCAAACCTCTGCACCTTGTGGTGGTGGTGTGTTAATTGATGGAGCTGCTGTTAGTTCTAGCAGCCCAATTCGTAGCATGGTTGTGGATGCTTTTACTCAGATCACACTTGATGGTCCTGGCATTCTTGTTACTAATAATGGTTATGCACAGTTAGTGTCGTTCTTTGGCACTTTTGCTCATTACCACGCTAAAGCTAAGAACGGTGGTCAGATTAACTTGTCTAACTGTGTTAGTGACTTTGGTCGTTATGGTCTGATTGCTGATGGTAAGAGTCCTTCTGCTATCGCTACTGCTACGGCAAGCGCAGCTAACTCTGGTGCTACTACTATTACTATTGGTGCTATTGCAACTGCTGGTTCTTTCCACGGTACTGTAAGCCGTCCTTTGGATCACATGATGGTGACCATTGACGGTGTTGATTATGGTGTTGTAAGTAGTACTGCTAATGGTTCTGGTTGGAATATCGTCCTAACGTCTGGACTTACTTCTAACATTACTAATACAACAGTAAGCTTTGCTCTTCGTTCTTATATCAGCACTGGTGGACATACCTTTGAATATGTAGGTGTTGGTACTGACTATGGTGATCACCCTGATAATGGTGGTGTACCTGTTGAAGCAAATCAAGTCATTGAACTTAATGGCGGTAAGGTTTGGCAATCAAGCACCGACCATGTTGGTAAGTTTAAAGCTGGTAATGTCCTTGTTGTTAATCAAGTCTCTGAAACTGTAGATCTTAAAGCTACAACTGTTACAGGTGATATTACGGTTACTGGTACTGTTGATGGTCGTGATGTAGCAGCAGATGGTACAAAGCTAGATGGTATTGCAGCTGGTGCTTCTGCTTATACAAATAGTGATGTTGATACCCATCTTAACCAATCGACTGCAGCTACTAACGAAGTTTTGAGTTGGAATGGTTCTGATTATGATTGGGTTGCTCAATCTGGTGGTGGTGGTGGTGGTGGTGCGTCTGACATCAATGGTCTGTCCGATGCTGTTACGAACAGTTCTGGTGGAACAATTGGGGTAGGAACAGGCGCACTTGCTAATGATGATGGTTCGACCAACCTTAATACTGCTTTTGGTAAAAACGCACTTAATGGTGCAACTTCAGGTGCTGGAAATACCTCTGTAGGATATGCAGCTTTAAGTCAAGTTACTACTGGTACGCAAAACACTGCAGTTGGTAGTCAATCAATGACTGCTGCAGCCACCGGAGCTTTTTACAACACTGCTGTTGGTTACAACACGCTATCAACTGTTCAGTATTCAAATAATACAGCTGTTGGTTACAGTGCTGGCGCTGTTTTGACTACTGGTCTTAATTCTGTATTAGTTGGTGCTAGCGCTGGTCATACGCTTACTACAGGTAATCAAAATACAGTTGTTGGTGTCGAAGCATTAAGGTTAACCACTACTGGTTTTAGCAATAACGCAATTGGCTATCGAGCCTTGGCACTAAATGTTGGTGGTGTAAATAACGTTGCTTTGGGCGTAAGAGCTCTTGAAAGTATTACTAATACCCATAACAATGCTGCGCTTGGTCATGAAGCGTTAAAAGATAACACTTCTAGCTTTTGTGTCGCAGTCGGAGCCAAGAGTCTATGGAGGGCTACTTCTGGTGGTTCAAATACTGCTTTAGGTTATCAAGCAGGAGATAGTATTACAACAGGGTCTAACAACCTTGTTATGGGGTATAACGCTGCTGCAAGCTCAGCAACTGTTGATAACGAAATTACTTTAGGCAATTCCAGTAATACATCTTTGCGTTGTAACACCCAAACAATTAGTAGTCTGTCTGATGGGCGCGATAAAACTGAAGTAGAAGATCTACCTCTTGGTCTTGACTTTATTGATACTCTTCGTCCCGTTAAATTTAAATGGGATACCCGTGATGGTAACGGTAAAGATGGCTCTTATGAAGCTGGTTTTATTGCTCAAGATCTGCAATCCGCTCAATCCACATCTAATGCTGATTACCTAAAGATGGTTATGGATGAAAATCCTGACCGTCTTGAAGCTGCCTACGGTCAGCTCATCCCTGTTTTAGTACAAGCAATTAAAGAGCTGAAATCTGAAATTAAAACTCTTAAATCAAATGTATAAAAATCCCACTGCTGCTGAAATTACACAACATTACAAAGCTGCTGTAGATAGTGTTACTATGATTGATGAATTTGTTGCATTGTCCGATCGTGACGATGAGCAGGTTGACTGTATTCGTCGTAACGTTCAACACCTTGAATTTATTGTTGCTAAAGACTTCTGGACTACAGAAGATTTGACACCTTTTCATGCAGCTATTACCGCTGGTAATGCTGTACTCCCCACTTAATAATTATGATTACTCTTATCCGTCCGATTCTCTTTTCTTTTATTCAATCTGAAAAGGTTAAACTGCTTATCGTAGATATGCTAACTAAACTAGCTGAGTCTACTGATAATGATGTAGATGATAAAGCTGTGGAATTTATCCGTAACGGCCTATTCCCTAGTAAATAATGGACTTAGGTGAGCCACCTATCTTACCCTCTATAAGGCTCCCTGAGGCTCTTAATTTACCTATACCAGTACTAGAGGTGCCAAGGGCTGACTTGCCGTCTTACAAACCCTTAGTCGTACCTCCTAACACTCTTAGACCTCCACCTGGGATTGACGGGATTAATACAGAGGATAAGGCACCAGGAAGTAGTAGCACTAATAAGCCTCCTGTTAGTCCACCTACTGCTCCTTCTATTCCTTTGTTACCACCAGAAGCTCAAGTTGTTGGTATCCCGTTTACGGATATTGAAGTCCCAATGCCAACAACAACAATAATGACTACAGCAGCTACTACATCGGTTATTTCTGTAGGAGCCACCCTTGCTGCTACATCACTATTTAAATATCTAGTGATGATTATGAAACCAATAATTAAGCAAGCATGGAACAAGATGACAAAAAAGGCGGGGTCATCAAATTCGTCGTCCTCGTCTGGTCAGCCGGACTCCTAACTGCAAGTTATGCAGGATGGATGGAAAAGATGGACCCTACATATGTCGCTTCAATTTTAAGCGGAACTCTAGCAACCTTTTCTATTTCAAGAGAAAAAAACAAATGAAGAAATTACTTCTACTTCTTTTTATTGCGGCTCCAGTATCTGCTCAGGTAACCCCTAACTTTACGCAAGGTTCAATGCAGTCAACAACAACTACCACCATTGATATTGACCGTACCATTGCTACTAATGTCTATGGTGGTGAGTATTCATCATGGTCTGGAACAAACGTAGTCCCGAGCGGAGACATAGCAGATACCGCTACAACTTATTCAGTACATACTGCTGGAGATCAATTTCAACTAGAGATTGTGACGAGAGCAGCAGGCAAGATTCAAGACAGCCTAGTAACAGAAGCCATCGAACAAGCTTCTACTACTACTTCCTTATCGGTCTTCTCTCAGTAAGCACTGCTTACGCAAACGAAGAACCTACAGTTAGAAATACATCTAACCCTGTAGCTGCCGCAACAGGCAATGTGACAAATTCGGCTGTGCAATTCCAGAACAATGGAGCACCATCTCGGCAATACTTTGCAGGTAATAATAGTTGCAATGGAGCAACAATGCAGTTCTCGCCCTTTTATATGGGCAATGATACTATTCCTTTTGATAACGAAGGGTATGTACGCAGCAATAACTACGGCGTACAGTTGAACTTTTCTGTACCGCTAGATGGTGGAATGGTAGAAATTTGTAAATCAATTGCCCGTAAGCATGAACAGAAAATGAGACTCGATTACGAGCTTGTTCGTGCTTTAAAATGTACAGAAATTATGAAAACTGGGTTTACATTTAGACCTGGCAGTCGTGTCGAAATTCTTTGTCACGACATCGTTCCAATTGTATCCCTTAAATAATGGAATCAATAGTCGCTGCTGTCATTGCAATAGTCGCTGGCGGCGCAACGCTGAATAACAGATTACACAACAGAATAAATAATGTACATGATCGTATTAGCGGTCTCGATCGACGTATCGATGCTATTGAGTTGGGTGTGGCTCAGGACTATGTTTCTAAGGCTGACCTATCAACAATGGTCAAACGTATGGAAGATCATATGGTACGTATTGAAGGAAAACTAGATCAAATAGTACTAAGAAATGGCAGCTAAAAAAGCTACAGAAGATCATTTTAATGAGCTCCATAACCTTGTGACGAAAGAGTTTCTTGCTCGTGTTAAATCCGGTGAAGCATCTACACAAGACCTAAAAGCAGCCTGTGATTGGCTCAAAACTAATGACATTAGTGGTGTTGCCCTAGAGGGTAACCCACTATCCAAACTTGCTCAAATCATGCCTGAGATTGACCCTGAACTAGTACAGAAAAGACTTTATGGCCGCAAGTAAAACAAGATTTAGTGGTCCTAAATATGCCAACGGTAACCACAAGTCACAACAAAAAGCTTACAACAGAACTCTAAAGGGTCTAGCCCTACGTGTTAATGCTAATCGCTTAAGAAAGCTGTTAAAGATCAAAAAAGGTGATCCTCGTGATGCTGGCCACTACAAAGGCAGCACTACCAAAGGTAGAGCCCAAAACAGATCTAAAAATAGAGCACGTATTGCATGACCCCCTTACTTCCAACTCCTGATCACTATCTTTACAACCTAATAACCATGACATCCTCTGAAGCCAAGCGCCTTTGGAGGCGCAGTATTAAAGAACATTTTGGCTGCACTTGTGTTTATTGCGGAGAGACTTATGAATTACACGAACTTACTTTGGACCATGTACATCCTCGTTCTCTTGGGGGCGAAGATGTCAATACGAATGTCGTACCAGCATGTACCAGATGTAATCAGGAT